AAACTAAATTTAATAATAAAGTTGTTGCTGATTCTGCAACATACACAAATTTACTGTCATTAATTAGTAATAGCACCGGCAGTATTGCTACACAAATTAGTACTCTAAATGCTGAGTTTCAAAGTTTGTCAACAAGTACTGGTGCTACTATAAGTTATGTAAATCAGGCTATTGCATCCAGTACGGCCAGTATTGCTTCTCAACTACAAACATTACAAACTAATTTTAACAATAAGGTTGTGGCTGATTCAGCCACATATACAAATTTAGTAGCTTTGATTAGTGATAGTACAGCAAGTATTGCATCTGATCTTACAACACTGTCAACTAATTTTAATGATAAGGTTGTTGCTGATTCATCTACTTATACAAATTTAGTTACATTGATCAGCAATAGTACAGGTAGTCTTGCCACGCAGGTTAATACATTAAACAGCCGGTATACAGGTTTAGTTGGTAGTTTAACAAATTATGTTAACAATGCAACCATTAACCAAATTAACAGCACTGTTGCAAGTAGCACCGCTAGTATCGCTTCACAGTTAACCTCATTAAGCAGTAATTTCAACACATACCAAACTAGTGCCGCAAGTAGTTTTACTAATCTTATTACATTAGTTAACAATAGCACAGGATCATTGACTACTCAGGTTGCAACATTGCAAGGAAATTATGTAAATGTTGCTACTAGTGTAACTTCCATTTATAGTAGCACTGATCAATTAGTTGCTCTTGCAAATAGTGCTACTACCTATGTTAATCAGGTACAGTCAATCATTGCGGCATTTAATAGTGCAACCAGCACATCTTCTGTGACAATTGGCGAAGTTAATTTAATTGTTGCCAACAGCACAGCAAGTCTTGCAACCAACGTAAATTATCTAAACAGTGTTTATCAAAATACGGTTAGTATTGCTATTAGCAGTTTTACAAATGCTATTACACTACTCAACAATAATACAGCCAGTATTGCAAGAAATTTAAGTACATTACAAACTAACTTTAACAATAAAGTTATTGCCGATTCAGCCACATATACCAATTTGGTATCTCTAATTAGTAACAGTACAAGTAGTTTGGCTACACAGGTCAACTCCCTACAAACTAACTTTAACGATAAAGTTATTGCTGATTCAGCTACATATACCAATTTAGTATCTCTAATTAGTAACAGTACAAGTAGTTTGGCTACACAGGTCAATACATTAAATAGTCAATATACAGGAATAGTTGGCAGTTTAACTAATTTTGTTAGCACAGCAACTATTCGTCAAATTAATACAACAGTTGCCAGCAGTACAGCAAGTCTGACCACACAGGTCAATACATTAAACAGTCAATATACTTCTATAGTAGGTAGTTTAACCAATTTTGTTAATACGGCAACTATTAACCAAATTAATAGCACTGTTGCAAGTAGTACAGCTAGTATAGCAAGTCAGGTCAATACTTTATCTGCAAATTACAGTGGAATACTTAGTACATTGACAAATGTAGCAAGTTCTTTAACTAATTTAACAACCACAGTTAACAGCAAAGCAAATTCCAGTGATGTTACTACATTAATAGCAAATAGTACGGCCAGCGTTGTAAATCAGGTTAATGTATTACAGGCTAGTTTCAATAATTATCAAACCACAGTTGCAGGTAGTTTTACTAATGTAATTTCACTTATTAATAGTAGTACTGGTACAGGTAGTTTAGCTACTCAACTTAATACATTACAATCTAATTTCAATACTTATCAAACTGTGGTTGCAAGTAGTTTCACTAATCTTATTACATTGGTTAACAATAGCACAGGTAGTTTGGCATCTAGTGTTAGCAGTTTAAATGCTAGTTATAGCGGAGTGGTAAGCACAGTAAATGGTGTATTGAATACATTAACTAATGTTGCAAATTCTTTAACCAATATAAAAAGTTCCTTAACAAATATTACTAGCTCGTTGACCAATATCTCTGGTTCATTATCTAATTTAACAACTACTGTAAACAGTAAAGCAAGTATAAGTGATGTTAATACTGCGGTAGCAAACAGTACTGCGGCTATTGTTACTACTGTGTTAAATGAAGTTGTTGCATATAATACCGGCAGCGGTGCAACTATTTCTCAGGTTAATACTATTGTTGCAAATGCCACTGCAAGTATTGCAACCAGTGTTAGTACTTTGCAATCTAATTACAGTACTTTAAATTCTACAGTATCTTCACAGGGAAGCAGTTTAAGTTCATTGTCAGGAACAGTATCTTCACAAGGAAGTACCCTTAGTTCATTACAAGGAACCGTTTCAACTCAAGCAAGTACTATCAGTACCCTACAAGGTAATATAGCCACTGTACAGGCCAGTTATGGAGTTACGGTAAGTGCAGGCGGAGCAATTACAGGATTTAAATTATTAAGCGGCAGTGGCGGGACTAGTGATTTTATTATCAACGCCAGTAACTTCAAGATATATAATCCCTCAGGAAGTCCTCAACCAGCATTTACCATAGATGGCAGCGGCAACGTTGCTATTCAAGGTGGTGTTCAAGTTGGTACACTGACATATTCAGCAGGATCAGGATTTGGAGGAACTGGCGGTGCTATCCTCAATGTAGATGGATCATTTGCATTTGGTAGTCCAACTCATAATCTTGCATTTGACGGAACCACCCTTTATTTAGATGGTGCAATTGTAGGTACCAGTAATATTCAGGCCAACGCTGTTTCAGTCACTGCCGGTGCATCTTTAGCGTCACCCTATTCTGGGTTTGGTCCAGCAACTATAGCATCTGTTACAATAGATTCAGGAGGTAGTCCTGTGTGGGTTATAGCTAATGTTTCAATATCTGCAAACGGTGGCGGAGGTGGACACGGTAATTGGGAGATAGATTTATTAGACGGTAATGGCAATATATTAGATTCTATCGATTCTGGAGTAGCACCTACTACTGGATCTTATAAATTTGCATTATCAGGCTACGTGAGTTCACCGTCATCTGGAGCATTAACATATTCTCTTAGTTTGGCCTATAACTCTTCGGTATTGTCAATAAACCCTCCCACAAATATTTTTGCCATAGGAGTAAAACGATAATGTTTGTTTATGTAAACAGCCAAGGCTATGTTCAAATGATTCAAAACGGTGGGTTAGCTCAAACTCTTCCTGGTTTAACCAGATATGAAATAGATACACCATTACCGGCCTCGCCCAATGTTGAATATGCTTATCATTGGGAGAGAAAAGTTTGGGAAGATCCTAGAACACCAACACAAATAACTACACAGTTAGCGCAGGTGGCTAGAGATAAAAGGGCGATATTATTAAGTAACAGTGATTGGACACAGCTACCAAACAACCCATTATCAAATGACGCACAACAGGCCTGGGCAACATATCGTCAACAGTTGAGAGATATTCCTACTCAGGCAGGATTTCCGGGAACTATTAATTGGCCTACTGCTCCTACAAGTTAAAGAACACCGATGGCAATTACTTGGACAACACCTCAGGGACTTTTAACCACAGCTAGTGTAAATGTTTTTACATCTATTACTGTATCTGCGTCTAATGCAAATTCTTATAAGGTCATTAGTGGTCAACTTCCTGCAGGATTGTTTTTCTCATCAACTGGTACAATTTCTGGGATTCCTAGTGTAGTTGAAGAAACAACTCACAATAAGTTTGTTATAAGAGCATCTAATACATCTACAATAGCAGATAGAACATTTTTTATAGATGTTGGTGCAGTTAATACTAATTTTTGGACATCTCAGGGAGGATACTTACCCGTTGGATATCACGGTGATGATTATATTTTAAATCACAAATATGTAGATTATTCTATAGCTTCGTTAACAACTAGTACCTCGGCATTAAAATTTTATATGAATGATTTAAATTTGTTGCCTCCGGGATTAACCCTAACCGAAGAAGGTAGGTTGTATGGTGTTGTTAAAGATAAATTTGTTGCCACAACATCTACAATGTTAGGGTACCCACATCTTTATCAATTTGATGTTGTTGCCACTGATGGTATAGTTAAAAGTACAAGTGGTATATTTAAAATATTAGTTGTTAGTCCAGATATGCTAAGAGCAGACAGTGGACTTTTTGGATTCACTACTAGTAGTTTTATAAATTTAAACAGTAATACCAGTGTAATTCAAGATATTGCTAGTTTAGGATATGTCGAAGCTCCACAATTTGTTAATAGTTCGGATTTAGGAATTGTGAGAGCAAACAATAATGAATTTATTCCTGTAACTGCTTATGATGCATCTCCATTTCAAGGACCCATAACATATTCTATACAGGAAGGTCGTCCAGAAATTGCAACTACAACAACCTATTATACAAAATATATTAACAACTTCCCTGTAAATTTTTATACATCAACAACCTACACAAATTATATTCCTGATCCTGCTTGGAGTTTACCTACAGGATTACAAATAGATAGTACCACTGGTTATATCTATGGACACATCCCTTATCAACCTGAATATAGTAAACAATATAATTTAAATGTGTTTGCTACAAAAACGGACATATATAGTGGAAATAAATCTACAGGTACTAATATTTTTAATTTAATTGTTGAAGGCAATGTGTCTAGTTATATCGAGTGGGTATCCGACAGTGATCTTGGTAGTATAAATTTTGGAGTTACCAGTGATCTTGCTGTTGTTGCTAAACAGGTTAATTCCGCCTACACAATAAAATATAAATTAATTGATGGGTCATTGCCAGTAGGACTTACATTGCAACGAGATGGAACAATTACAGGATATGCATATTATTGGGCTCCTAACACATATTCGTTTACAGTAGAAGCCAGCGATGTTTATGGACTTAGTGCTGTAACCAGAACATTTACTTTATCTACAGTCAAAACAGATAACATACAATATACTAAAATCTGGTTACGTCCGTTCTTAAAGCCTGAAAAACGTACAACATATCAAAGCTTCACTGCTGATACATTTATATTTGATCCTACATTAATATATAGATATTATGATCCTAATTTTGGTGTACAACACGATATAAAAGTAGTTTTAGAATTTGGTATAGAAAAAATGAATATAGATGATTATGTTCCAGCATTGCGTCAAAGTTTCTACAGGAAAAGATTATATTTTGGAGATGTTAAAACTGCAATAGCCCAAGATATCGATGGCAACATTCTTTATGAAGTTGTGTATGTAGATGTTGTAGATGATATGGCAGGTGCAAGTTCAGTTGTTTATAGTGGTAACAATATTTTGTATCCTGGTGGTATAGACAATATGAAAACACAACTTCGCAGTTTAGAATTTCAAGATGGTTCTATAATCGGCGTCAATGATTATTTAGAGCCCAAATTTATGCGAACTCTAGGATCTACAGGCAACCAAATTCCGATGTATATGAAAGTTATTCCATTATGTTATGCATTACCAGGACAAGGTCAACGTATTGTTAATAGAATTAAACTCAGCGGATTTGATTTTAAACTATTAGATTTTGAAATAGACAGATTAGTTGTACAAGATACACTGGATGGTACTACAGCTAAATACCTAATATTTGAAAGACAAAGTGTCGGTGATACAATTCCTTCCGATGACATATTATACGAAGAAAACATCACGTGGGAATTTAACGACGGTGTTATTTTAACTAGGACCTAAAAATGACAGCAATTACCAATTTACCATCAGTCAACACACTTACAAATCAAATTATAATACCGGTAGTTGATGGGTCTGATGGAAATAAAACTAAAAAAATTAATATAGAACAAATTGTTTCCTTGTCAAGGGGTCCACAGGGTAATGTAGGACCTACAGGCCCGAATGGAGGGCCTCAGGGACCTGCCGGAGTTACTGGACCTACAGGAAATCAAGGACCCACAGGTGCTGGTGCTACCGGTCCAACTGGGCCAAGGGGAAATATTGGACCCACGGGATTAGGCTCAACTGGACCACAGGGTCCTACTGGTGCCGCGAGCAACGTTGTAGGACCAACAGGTGCACAAGGACCCACTGGTCCAGCAGGTACAGGTGGTGGTTCATTTACAAGAACATTGTCATCAGCAAGTACCGCTCCGTTGGCCAGCGGTGCTACGGCTTATAATAATTGGCCAGGATTTAAAAGCTATGCAATATTAAAATTACAAACTTCGGCAGCATCTTGGGTTAGATTGTATACTTCTAATGATGCAAGAACTGCGGATTCATCTAGAGTACAAAGTATAGATCCGTTGCCAGGATCCGGAGTAATACTCGATGTTATAACAACTGGAAGTTCAGCTCAACTTATTAGTCCTGCTGTGATAGGATTCAATGATGAAGATCCTACAACATCAACAATTTGTGTATCAATAACAAATCTTACTAGTTCAACTCAATCATTAGGATTGACAATGACTTTATTGCCATTAGAAGTATAATATAAATGACGTATACTACAACATTAAATGTATCATACGGAATTGATCCTGCACAATTTGTAAATTTATATACCCCTTCTGGTACGCCTCTAGGAACTATATTACATATACACGGTGGAGGATGGATTGCTAATAATTCTACCACAGGGCCATCACCTACTGCTACTGATCCAACGATGGTACAATTTGTAAGTGCAGGTTATGCAGTTATAGATATGCAATATAGAGATAGAGCATCTGGTGGCGGTACCACTGTTACCAATCATATTCCCGGAGATGTATCCGATGTAGTAACTGTATTAAGCTATTGTTTAGATTCAGTTGCGGCAGCAAACAAAGGAGGACAATGGCCGACTATACAAAACTATATTTCTAATAATCAAGGATTAGTAGTAGGAGGTACTAGTGCCGGGGGACATTTGACTATTATGGGAGTATGTACTTACGGTACATCTTCTGGTCTATGGCCAAAAGGTGCTATTAGTATATCTGGACCAACTGACATAGATTATTTTACAACTTCAACTAATTTTATAGATCCATATATAAGAAATTCTTTTGTTGATCAGTATATACAAACAATGTTAGAGTCTGATCAAAAATTAGCAAGTCCTTTTTGGCAATATGGTTCGCAGATAGGCGAAGGCGGGGCACCTACACCGGGACCTTGGTTTAATGCAGTAAATTCCAGCAATTGTAAATTTGTTTTTGTACAAAATGAAAACGATACACTTGTTACTTTACACAATGTAGCTCCAGCCATTGATAGTTTTTCTCAGTATAATACCAATACCACTGTTGTGCGTGTTGTTGAAGGCCCGCCATTAGGTAATTGGGATACATTTAATTCAATATCTATTAAAAGTACATTGTCTTCGACTAGTCAGTTGCCCAATACAGGACAAACCTTAGGCGATGCATATATATTACCCAACGGTGTTTGGGTATATAATAATGGAACTTATACAGGAGATAATACATATCCTGCATCAGTAAATGGATTCACATTATGGTTTCAACATAATTATACCGTTGCTGAATATCCTCGAATATTAGACATTGCTAATAATATTTTTAAAAATCTTCAATTATCACCTGCTCCTGGAAATTTAACAGGTATTTACGGTGCTCCTATTATTATTTCTGATGTAGGACAAACTTTTTCAGTATCAGGCGGTACTGGTCCTTATTCATATGAAATTGCAGAAGGTGTAATACCTCCTGGATTATCATTGATCTCTTTTCCTAATAATCCAAACAATGGATTATTAACAGGAATACCTACTGTTCCAGGATTATATAATTTTAAAATAAGAGCCACAGATGCTAATGGTGCAACTGTAACCGGTGATTATCAGGTTATGTTTAGTACCAGTACTGTTACATATAATTCAAAACTATTACCTCAAGGACAAGATTCTGTGTTTACAGGATTTAGATATCCTAGAAATTTCTGGCATAGTCAGTATAGTTCTGGAGTTGGCGGATTATTCAATGCAAATATATCTGATAGTGTTAACGCTATTTCAGATTTTACAAGTACACACGCTTACGTTGTTGATGAAATACATTGGGGTACTGGCAAACCCACAGGAGACGATTTACAAGCACTATGCGATTATTGGAGATATTATGGTATAAGTCCAGGTGTTGGAATAACTCACGCGGCTGAAACAGGATACGGTGGAATTACTCCTGTGCCTACTGCTACAATACTCGCAGATGCTATTCGTGCAGATTGGGTAGCATTAGATCCTTATTTGTATATTGCCAGCATTCCTGGATTTAACAACGGGGATACTACTATAAATCAATCAAATATAACAAATACCATAAATGGTCTAATAGCGTGGACGCAGGGATGGATTAATAGATTGGCTCCTTATGGAATTCCAGTTGTATTAATTACCCAAGGAATTAGAGAATTAGGAATATCAGAATCATACGTAGACCAATATCTACAAGCTCAATATACTACGTTTAACAGTTATAAAACTCCTCTGAGATTTGTATTTCCATATGAAGTATTAATAGGACTTTCAGTCTATGAATTTGCTAACGTTGATGTTAGTTCGTATGTTTTGGCACATCCATTGGCAAAAACCAATCAAAAATATCCAAGGTTAGTAGATGCAAGGCCAAAAAAAGGACAAACTTATCCGAGATTTAAGATCACCAACAGGTAATATAAATACATTATCATTAGTTGATAATTATGACCAGACTTACCAGACCACTACCCTCATCTATACCGCATTTAACAAATCCTACCGAAGGAACCACACAATTTATTGTGCAAGATTCTGCGGTAACACAATATTTGACTGTAGATCAAGCATCAAGCCTGCTTGTTTTATCAGCACTTTCACATTTAAATAATTTTACACAAGGGCCGCAAGGACCCACTGGGTCACAGGGGTCAACTGGTCCAACTGGTATTTTAGGACCTACTGGTGCAACAGGTAATATCGGACCTACTGGACCACAAGGAGTAACCGGCTCTCAAGGACCTACTGGAGTACAAGGGCCGACTGGACCACAAGGCACACAAGGGCCAACTGGAATTAAAGGTGCAACTGGAGCCACCGGCTCTCAAGGTAATTTAGGTCCAACAGGACCATCAGGTTCAGGACCAACTGGTCCTACAGGAACTGGTGCTACTGGACCACAAGGCCCCATAGGAAATACAGGTACACAAGGCCCCACTGGAGCAGGTGCTACTGGTGCTACTGGTGCTACTGGTTCTCAAGGTAATTTAGGACCCACCGGTGCGGCTGGTACATCAGTTAATATTATAGGTTCGACCTCAACCAGTGCAGGAATTTTAGGAGTAGACCCAAGCCCAGTCAACGGTGACGGTGTTATTGCAGAAGATACTGGACATTTATGGGTTTACAACGGAACATCATTTGTTGATGTTGGAACAATCAAAGGTCCAACTGGACAACAAGGCCCAACTGGTCCAACCGGAGCTCAAAGCAATGTTGCCGGTCCAACAGGTCCACAGGGTCCAACTGGCGCAACAGGCAGTACAGGAGCAACAGGATTTGGAGCAACTGGTAACACAGGGCCTACTGGTGCTACCGGACCAGGCGGAACAGGTAGTGTTGGAGCAACCGGTGCTACTGGACCTACAGGAACACAAGGTACTGTTGGTAACACAGGGCCTACTGGTGCTACTGGACCAGGCGGAACAGGTAGTGTTGGCCCAACCGGACCTACAGGTATACAAGGTACTGTTGGTAACACAGGTCCAACAGGAGCAACAGGCCCGGGTGGAACAGGTAGTGTTGGAGCAACCGGTGCTACTGGACCAACAGGAACACAAGGACCTATTGGACCACAGGGACCAACTGGTTCCGCAGGTAGTACTGGTATTAATGGAGCAACCGGTGCTACTGGACCAACAGGAACACAAGGACCTACTGGAACACAAGGACC